TGCTGATCAGCGACTTCTCTTTCAGCGTGTCGAAGATCGAGGTGAGGCGGGTGAGGCCGGTGGCGAGTTCCGTGGTTGCCAGCAGGAACTCGTCAACCTTGGCGCCGATCGCGCCGCCCAGGATCTGACCGCCGAACCCCTTGCCGACGAATGAGCCTGCCAAGCTGCCGCCGATGGACCCCGCGCCCGCACCGAACAGCAGCGGGAAGCCAACACCGAGGGCCAGGGATTCGCCGAGCTCACCTACGCGCTGCTGCCTTTCTCGGCCCTTAGCCACCCGCACGCGCCGCTGCGCCCGCAGGGATGCCGGGTCGAGCTGGCCGGTGGCGGCTCGCTGCTCGGCCTTGTACTGCTCCATCAAGATCCGGTTGCGCTCCCGGGCGATGGAGACGGATTTGGAGTCTTCGGCGCTGATGCGCTGCTTGACCGAGAGCAGGTTCTCGCTGGTGCGCAGCATCCGCGCCTCGAAGCCGAGCAGGGTCTGGGCCGTGCTGGAGGCCCGGGCACCGTCGGCGGCTTGGCCGGTGGCGGCCCGGGCGTTGAGAAGGTTCCGGTACTGCGGCTGGGCCGACATGGTGTTGCCGCCCGGGCCGAACTGGCCCAGGCCGGCGTCGCCCATGCCCGGGAAGCGGGCCGGTGCGAAGACCGTGCCCCGTGCGGCGGCAGCGTCGGCGAGGCGCTTGCGGGCGGCCTCGCTGTTGGCCTGCTCCTCGGCGCGGGTGGCTTGCGTCACCTGCTGCTGCACCGCCCGGCCCTCCTTCAGAAGGGTGAGCCAGCTCCGGCGTGCGGCGGCAACCTTGTCTGCAGCCGCGGCTTCCTGCAGAGCGGCCTGCACCAGCCCGTCGGCGATCTTCGGCAGCAGCTGCATGTCCAGCTTTGATCCAAAGGCCCCGCCGTTGCGGCTGAGGTCCATGGCGTTCTTGATCTCCATGGACATGCCACCCAGGGCGTTGGTGGCGCTGTCGAAGAACGAGGCGCCGCCCTGGTTGACGAAGTTCTTGAGGGGCTGGGCGGCCTCGAGCTTGCCGAGGGCATCGCCGGCGGCGCCTCGAGCTTGCCGAGGGCATCGCCGGCGGCGTAGGCGCCCTGGGCGATCTTCGGTAGCCAGGGTGCGAAGGCCGCGGCAGCCACCGCCGCCGCACCCATGCCACCTGGCAGGTTGGCGAGTGCACTTAATAGTTCCCCTACACCGGTGATAGCCCCGCCCAGTGCGTCGGGCAGAACATTGGTGATGGCACCAACCGCCTGCTTCACGCCGAACATGTTGCCCAGTCCGCTGACGCCGCCTGCCGCCGCCAGACCGCCCGCCACAGCGCCGCCACGAACTACCGCGCCCTCAACCGCTTTTCCTGCCCCGCTAAACGCACCGCCGAAGGAGCGGTCGACAACACCAGGGACACGTTGCACAAAGTTCCCCGCCGCCCGTCCCACCCAAGAGGGTTTGGCCGCTTCCTCTCTGGCTTTCTTGGTCTTGCCGAGCACCCGCTCAGCTGCGCGCCACTCGTCCTCGATCGCCTTGACGCGGGCCTTGCGCTCACGTTCGGCGTCAGCGATGGCCTGGTCGGCGGCGGCTGCTTTGGTCTTCGCCAGCTTCTCTTCTGCCACCAGGAGAGAGCGGGCGTTCTTCATCAGCTCTTTGCCGAGCTTGACGTTGCCGCCGGCCGCCGCGGTGATCTCCACCTCGGCTCGCAGCAGCTTCGCCATGATCGAGGTGTTGCCCTGGAGCACCCGGGCCCGGTCCTTCAGCAGACCCAGCTGCCGCTGGAGCTCGTCGCTGCGCTCCTTCTCAAGGCGGGCATCAGGCGAGGCAGCTCCGCGACCACCTCCGCCTCGCTTACCTGTCGCACGCTCCACCGCAGATGCCTGCGCGTTCAGCAGCCGGCCGTTCTGCTGCAGCAGCGTGTTCATCGTCTGCAGCGCCTGGATGTGCGCCTTGAACGGCGCAGTGATCTGGGCAGACGCTGCGTTGATCTTGGTAAACCGCTCCTGTAACTGAGTGAGGCGGTTCTCGAGGTTCTTGAGCTGGGTTAGGCCGACGACCTTGACCGAGATGTCGGCTGAATAGGTCGCCAATGCCTGTACCTAGCTCCTAGGCCCAGTCTATCTGCGTCTCTGGGCCTTCTTCATCGCTTGCTCCTGCTGATCATTCATGTACCCGAAGTAAGCGGACCAGCCGATCAGCTCCTCGGGAGTGACCTCAGCCCATAGGCGGGTGACGGTCATCCCAAGCTCTTTGGCGACCGCAAAACTCAGCAGGAGCCAGCTGTCTTTCTCAAGCTCCTGCTGAAGTGCTTTTGGGTTCGATAGGCTCCTCGTCTTCAGGGCTGCTGAGGACCGCGAGCATCAGCGACTGGAGGTCGGCGTCGCGGACTTCGTGCTTCAGCTCCGCCATGTCGGCCGGGAGGAACATACGCTGGCCCGACTCGTCGAGGGCCTTGTCCACCAGCAGCTGCAGGGCGAAGGCACCGGCGTCGTCACCCTTGGCGGTGCGCTGGGCCTTGTCCCGCTCAGCCATGGTCAGCGGCCGAGCCCAGAAGGTGAACGTCGTGCCGTCGTTGAGCTCCACATCCTTGCGGGTGGGGACGAGATTGGCGGCCTTTTTCAGGCGGTCGATGGCGCGAAGGGCAGATGCCATGCAGTCGAGCAGTGACTTACTTACTTGAGTATAGAGGTGGCTCCCAATAGAAAAGCCCCGCTTGTGGCGGGGCCGATGGGGGACTCCTTCAGAGCCTGTTGTATCAGGCGAGGCTGAGGTTGAACAGGTGGGAAGGAGGACCGGAGAGGTTGAAGTTGATCGAAGCCACGATGGCGTCGCTGGTGTTCACCGAGATGGAGAAGCCAGCCAGGGACACCGGTGCCTCGATATAGGAGGACGCGGTGTCATCCATGATTCCGCCGGCGCCTTCGATGGCGTTGACGTACAGCTTCACCGTGGCGCCAGCCTGGGACTTCAGCAGCGAGTTGGCGATCAGGCGGCTGCTCAGGCTGGTGGTGTCACCAGAGAACAGGACGCTCATCGTGCCGGAACCGCTGGCGAAGCCAGGGATGGTGGTACGGAAGGAGGCGTACTTGTCAGCGTCACCGCCGGTGCTGCAAGGCAGGGTGGTGATGTCGATCTCTTCGCGGGAGAAGTCCATCGACCATTCCTGCACCTGACAGACCACAGAGGCTTCGGCGTAGCCGATGTTGATGTGGCCGGTGGTGTTCTCCCGGGCGGTGGTCAAGGTGGCGGTGCCGCTGAAAGCAGTACCGGGGGCCACCTTGTCGATCGCATCGCCGGCAGCGTTGCGGCCGCCGCTCAAGGAGATGGTGCCGGCGCCGGTGGTGTAGCCCTTGCCCTGCGCGGTGATCGTGATGGCACCGGCGTTCAGAGCACCACCGGCGGGGACGACCACCGTGGCGCGGGCGCTGGACTCGCTGGTGGCAGAAGAGCCGACACCGATCGTCTGCACCAGGCGGACATCGGTGTAGGTGCCGGGGGTGTAGCCCACACCAGCGGTGGCGGCCGCCAGGGTGGCGACGCCGGAGCCGGCTTGACCGCCGGTGTTAGCCAGGGTGATTGGCACACCGCCCTTGGTGGCGGACACGGCGATGCCGGTCTTGTTGACATCCACCACGAAATACTTCGTGTTGGCGGTCAGAGCGGTGTCGAGCACACCGGCACCTTCGACTTTGAACACCACGGGGTCACCCACGCGGTAATCATTGTTGCCGGGGACGGTGATGTAACGACCGGAGGGGAAGTCGGTCGCGTCGGAAAGGCAGAACTGAACACCTGCAGGCTTGAAGGTGATCAGACCATCAGAGCCCGTGAGGGCGGTTGTTTGGCAGTTGACGGCCACAGTTGGATCTCGTGTAAACGACAGGCGGGGGCGTCTGTGACCTGCGGGGGCTCAGGCTACGGAGCAGTGTAGGAAGCCTGGAAGCCGCAGCCCAAACGAGCGAAAAAGTGGGGTTTGCCCTCGAGCGCCGCGAAGCTGGGGCCGGTGAGCTCCCGGGTGACGCCGCGGACACCGTCGACCGGGTGGAGTCGGGTGCGGTTGATGTCGAGCAACGCGGTGGCCATGGCGCGGGCCAGGGTCTGACTTGCGGCCGGCCCCTCGCCCTTGGGGGTGTAGATCTCAATCACGATCGAGCCGCGCAAGTTCTCGAGGCTTTCGCAGAGGGTGG